ATTTTGTGCTGTTGACTAGGGCTTTTGCAAGACGAAGTGAGATCGAGCGCGGTGTCGCGGCTTCGGTCTCCATGATGTCCTCGAGTTCGTCCTCGTCCTCATGGACTGCGGCCTCGTCTTCAACTGGCTCTTCTTGGGCACCCATCAGTGCGGCCATCATTTCGACAGCTTCCATGACGTACTCATGGCCTTCAGACATCTTCTCAAAGACGCTCTGCAAGACGACGAGTGATTCGCCTGAAATCTCGCGGCCTTCTTTGACGGCTTGAATCGCCCGAGCCAAATGCTCACGCGCCTCGACCGTTGTCGTTGGATAAGCTGGGTAGGTAACAACACTGACGTCTCCGTCAGCCAGTGACACTTCAGTCAGTGTGCGCTCGCTGCGGTCTTTGTTAAACTTCTGCCTTATCACGCGAAATGCGAAGCTCATCTGATCGACGTCGCCCCGCTCAATAAGTGTGTAGAGGTCTCGAGCCTCGCTTGTGTCAGGCAGTTCTGCGTCGAATCGCAAGCCGACCTCGTCCTCGGTTAAAGTAAGGGTGCCATTTTTGGTGCGTGCCAGCGGCAGACCTTCGTGGTTGATTAAAAGGCGCACGTCAGGAGTCTCGCTAAGCGTCTTGCGGAAAGCACCAGGCGCGATGTACTCGATGAACGGAAGCGGTACGCTGGCGTTATTAAAAACAGCAGCATAGCCCGACAGGCGCATTTTGCCGTCGTCCTCTGTTCGTGTCACCACGTTTCGTACTGTGTAGGTACGACGTTCGATCTTCTTCATCTTGCTCCTATCGTCCCCGACGGTTGTTCGTTGGCCAACTTCGCCCCCAGGCTCTATGCTTTCGGAGATCGAGGTGGCGACCATTTGGTCAATCGCGTCTTGTTTGTTGTCATGGCAGCCCATTGTGGTGTAACTGCCGTCTGCTTCTTGTTTTACAGTTGCCCAGCCCGAGCAGTCGCTCTGCTGGTCCGAAATGTAATATGGCACTATTCGACCTCATAAACTGCAAGTGGGTCCTCGGGGTCGAGAGTTGAGACTTGCTGAAGTTGGCCTGTTGGAATGCCTGTGTGGTCCATGGGCGGCAAACCGACTGCTTCAAGCACTGACTTCGGTTCGAAGCCGACTTGAATCAGGTTGGTAGCGATTTCAGTGCGCAACTTCAGACCGACGTCTTTTGCATCAGATGCGTCGATGTTTTGCAGTGGAACACGGTACTGATCTCCAGCTTCGCCCAATGGGCTCAGGTCTTCAACAGCTCTAACGTCATTGAGCGACAAAAAGCCCTCGTTTAGTCCTTTGGTATAAGCCTCGTAGCGCTCGAGTGTAGTGCCGCGAAGCAGCGCGTCAAGGTTGAACTTGATAAAGCCGTCGGCCTCAGGCAGAAGCGGTGAGAGTGCTTGTTCTAAGCGCTCAAGGAGCGGGCGCAGCGAATGTTGCACGAAAGACAAGTTCTGAGCTTCAACTGATGCAAAGCTCATGGCTCCAGCCACTGGGTGGCCAAGGAGTGAGATCGGGACGCGGAATATCCGCGCAATCTCTTCAACGCCAAACCTACGCACTTCAAGAAGCTGAGCGTCGGCGGCGTTAAGCGTCAGCGGCTTAAACGAAGCGCCACCAGTTAGAACGCCGAGCTTGCCAGCGCGGTAAGGGCCCGAGTGTGAAAGGTTCCAGTTGCGAGCGATGTCCGAGATCTGTTCCTCGGTCAATTCGGTCGGGGCTTCAATGACGCCGCCTGGATTCGCAGCGTTGCCAAAATAACTAGCCGCGTAAACCTCGGCTGCCATCGCAGAGCCTAAAGTAATGCGAGCCGCGCCTATTGGGCCAAGACCTAAAAGCTGGCCTGGAAGCTTGAACATCGGAATATGAAGCATTTCGCGCTTGGTTAGGACCATGGTCTTGACTTCTTGTGTCACAGACTGCATGTCCTCATACACCACGCCGCCTGGCTGAATGCCGATAGTTACTTCGTAAATGACTTCCGCATTCGGGTCAGGGCGTCGAATGCGAACATTTAGCGGGTTTACAGCGTAGAGTTCAACGACGTCGCCAAGGTCGTCGCGCACTGTGATGATAAAGGCGTTGCCGTGTAAGTTCAGTGAAGAGATGACCTGCTCGTAGAAATCCAAGCGGGTGCAATCTGGGTTTGGCTTGTTTACCCAAGCTGGTTGCTCGCCATAGACTGCGGCGTACGGGATTCGGTTGCGGCCGCGGCGAACATAAGCGCCAAGCGGCAAAGACGAGATGGTGTCGCCCAAAAGGCGAACACAAGCGTAAACGGTGGACATGCGAATCGCAGACTCAGCATTAACATCAACACCAGCTGGAGTCGCGTAGGCTGGTCGCGATGGGATAAGCGGCTCCATGAACATGTTCTGAGCGCGTTGCTCGCCTGCTGCTCGCAGTCTTTTCGATAAGCTCATTTGCCAGCCTTTTCTGTGCTTAGTTGATACCAGCCGTCGTCCCAAAGGGTCAACAACCGCTCAAAGTAGTCTTGGTATTTTGGTGCGATAGCTTCGAGTGAGTATTTCTCGATTGCTTGTTTTCTGATCTCTTTGCGGTTCAAGGATTTGACGTCCTCTGCCGCTTTCATAAAGTCAGCAAGAGTGCGACACCTGAAGCCTGTGACACCGTGAACGTTGGTCTCAGTAAAAGCGCCCCAGTCGGTTGTGATGGTTGGAGTGCCGCAAGTCTGAGCTTCGACCACGATATTGCCGAAAGGCTCGATATAGGCCGTCGGTGCAAAGAGCGCGATTGCGCCGCCCATAAGCTCAGCCCGTTTTTCAGGGCCGATATTGCCGATGAACTCGCCATAGCCGCCGTTTGGTTGGCCAGGGCCCGCGATGATGAGCCTCTTGCCGAGGCGCTCGCAAACCTCTTGTGCGATGTTGTAGCCTTTTCGCTCGATCAGCCTACCGATAAAAAAGTAATAGTCGCCGTCGCCTTTGCCAGCTGGGAACATTTCAGGCTCGAGATATCCGTTGATAACCCCGTCAAAGAAGTTGCCATCTACTGTGGTCGGATTCTTGTGCCCTGCGTAGACGGAGTGCATCCATGCGTAGGACTCGAAAACGCGATACCGTGCGAATGTGCCACCGTAGCCAATGCCGAACTCCACTGACATGTGGTCAGGGAAAGCGTCTGCGATTGGTTTGTGTGCGTAGCCACCGATCAGACAAATGAAGTCTTTTGGTTGCAGCCTTGTTGTCATTTCGCGAATGACGTTTGCATTGAAGATTTGCCAGTGCGGGAGCGTTGTGTCAAATGAGGCTGTGGTGTAGTGACCGCCTGCAGTTGCAGCTTTTCGTTGCTTTTCATTGATGCAAGCGACCAGCTCTGTAACTGGTGCTTCGTTCTGATCTCCAGCGTAGAGAATGACTTCATGGCCGAGGCTTGTCATCATAATGCAAAAGCGCCTTACTTTTTCAGTGAATGCGCAGCTTGTAAAGTCTTTTGTGACTTGCGTGTGTGGTAGCGATACGACGTGAAATCTCATTGGTCCCCCGAGCTTGTTCATGTGTTAGTAAGTAAATCGGCAAATGGATACCGATAGGTAGTAGTCACAACTACTCATCGGAGTGACTGAAATCAGCCGCATCGGTATCACTAGACTCAGGCAACGCTAGGTTAGGCGGTTGTATCCACTCTACCCCCTGCCATGAAACTGACTCTTCATCCCACGCATAGATTTTGCCATCAGTTGGATATGGAACGGGTGCTTTCCAAATACACGCATCTTCGTCAAATACAAAAGAATCGTGTGCTTTGGGATTATAGAAAGCATCTCGCTCTTCATCATAAATCATACCCACTCCAGCGAACCGCTTACGAATACGACCACTAAAAGAAGTTTGAACCCAGCGACCACCCAAGTTCAAATCACTAGACAAAAACTCTGCTCCGCGTTGTTCTTCCGAGTCAGGTATCACAAGAACTCTTGTGACTATGTTATCGCTATCAATTTCCGCAAAATGCGCCATATCCACTCCTATCCTGCGTATCTAATAATAATAAATCCTGAACCGCCATTTGTAGCAATAGTTGATGCGTTTCCGTAGTTACCGCCACCGCCACCGCCAGTATTCGCAACGCCAGCCGTACCAGCCAAAGTTGCGCCAGCATAATCAGAACCCCAACCACCGCCACCTAAACCGTAATTGTTCGAACCTGCAGTACCGCGCCCACCTACGCCACCTTTACCGCCACCGCTAAAATAGCGAGAGCCTGAATAGACTTCACCAATACCTACGGCAGCAAGATAAGTGTCATAAGTATTTATCCCATTACCGCCACCGACCTGACTTCCTACCTGAGCATTTGCTCCAGCAAATCCAGCACCGCCACCTGCGCCAGGGGATAAATAAACTCCGCTTTGATGAAATCCACTTCCACCATTTTGACCTTGCCCTGATGTAGCAGTACCCCCTGCGCAAACTGCGCCACCACCTGAGACTGTAAATCCAGCACCGCCACCTGAACCGCCGTTTCCACCAACGTTCTGACCAGAATCATTATTACCTGCTCCAGCAGAGCCACCACCTACTGCGGCGGTTAGAGATAATGCACCGCCAGTTAGATTTGAGTTAGTGCCTTGATTACTTCGCGTTCCAGCAGACGGGTCAGGTCCAGAGCCAGTACCTGCGCCACCTGCTCCGATACTTGCGGTGTATGTAGTGCCACTAGAGAAGCTCACACTCGATGTATGAACATAACCCCCTGCGCCACCGCCGCCAGCCGAACCGCCACCGCCGCCAGCGACTACCAAAACATCAGCACCTGATATCGCTGCGGAAGGTATAAATGAACCAGTATTTTTGAATAGATGATAAATAAAATTACCTGCTTTTACTATCATTCCACCTGTCGCTTTTACGCTTGCGGTTGACCCCATAGTCAAAGTAGCAGAGTATGGAAATGCGTGATACACATAACCGCCTGAAACAGTAATCTCCCCGCCAATTCCTAAAATAGTAGAGCCTGTATAACGCACTAATACCAAACCTGAACCGCCGAAGCGCGCTTGCGCCCAGTTGCTTACTCCTAGAGCACCTGTCGAGTTTTGCCCTGCTGTTCCACCGCTACCTGTATTTATTCTGCCTGAACCGATTGTGACATTTCCTGCGTTAGCAGTTCCACCGCCACCTAATCCAGCAGCACCTGAACTATTTGCATTGAGTGTGCCACCTTGTTGTAGGTTAGTACCACCGCCACCTGCGGCAATATAACGAGTACCGCCTGTATCTTCCCCGTATCCAGTAGCAGCTAACCAAGTGCTGAACGCGGTTGTTCCGTTTCCACCCGCACCTGCGGTTGTGCCTGATGCGTTTCCACCTGCCGCGCCCGATCCACCACCACCGCCGCCCGTATAGTTAGTTCCTGTCGCGCCATTTCCGCCAGAGTTCGCATAAACTGTGGTGACTCCTGTACTTGACTGTGTGCTTGTTCCGCCGATTTGACCAGCACCAGTACTGTCATACGCACCTGCGCCTGAGCCACCATTTGCGCTCAGAATAGCGCGGCAAGAGCCACCGCCTAATGCGGCGGTCAATGTGCCGAACTGAGAACTTCCTGCCGCAGTAGCAATAGGAGCTGATCCAGCAACAGGCATATTTATTGCGCCAGCACCGACAGTCACACCATATGTTGTAGTAGCACCGAGAAATCCATTACTAAAATACAAAACCGAACCAGCACCGCCACCGCCATAATATCCAGCACCGCCACCGCCAACAACAACAATCTCAGCAGGTACTCCTGCTTTTGATCCTGAAATACCAGAGGCAATAGTTCCAAGAATAGGCATTAGGCAATATCTCCTACTACATACCAAGTGTCGGTTGCAGCCTTGATGCATGTAAGTGATGAATACTGAACTCTTGTTTTCGGAGTTGTTGCAGTAGCACCAGTTGAAGCAACGGTGACACCACCAGCGCCCTGAACAGTTACTTGTCCAGCGCCGATCTGAATTAAGTTAATGAGGCTGCCAGTTGGAAAAGCCACAGATGAATTGAGTGGGATAGTGTAGGTTTGTGCGGACGCGTTTGATGCAGTCACCAAGTCGTCGCGGTCTGTTAGCACAAAAGTGTATGTAGTTCCAGTTTGTGCATTGATGGCTTCAACACCGCCAGCACCTGTTGGGCCTGTTGCACCAGTTGGACCTGTAGAACCAGTTGGGCCAGTAGCGCCTGTTGGGCCAGTGGCACCTGTTGGACCTGTTGCTCCTTCGGGTCCTGTTGCGCCTGTCGGGCCGATGTCGCCAGTTGCACCCGTTGGACCTGTTGCACCCGTTGGACCTGTTGCACCCGTTGGACCTGTTGCACCAGTCGCACCTGTTGGACCAGTTGCACCAGTTGGGCCTGTTGCACCTGTTGGACCCGTAGCACCAGCGGCATAAGCATAAGCAAGAGAGCTCCAAGCAGTTGCGCCGTCGCCGATCTTGAACTTCGTGGTGTCGGTTTCGTAGCCGATTTCGCCAGCAGCAAGGGTTGGGTTATTAGATGTCCAGTTTGCTGCCGTATCTCGGCGGTTTTGGAGTCTTGCTGTCATAGTGGCTTCTTTCTCTCTTTGTTAGAAGGTTGTTACTGACGCACCTGCGTCGATGATGTATGTCCAACTACTTGCGTTAGACAACCCCGAATTGTAGATCACGTCGCCAGTAATGCCAGCAGCGTTTGCCCCACCGTCGATATAGTCAACGACTGGATTATCCCCGCCTTGTGGACCAGTTGCTCCAGTTGGACCAGTTGAACCGCTTGGGCCTGTTGCGCCTGTTGCGCCGCTTGGGCCTGTTGCGCCGCTTGGGCCTGTAGCCCCTGTGTCGCCTTGGATTCCTTGTGGACCAGTTGCTCCTGTTGCACCCGCAGGACCTGTGGCTCCAGCTGGACCTGTAGGACCAGTAGCGCCGACACCGCCTTGGATTCCTTGTGGACCAGTTGCACCTGTGGCACCTTCAGGACCTGTGGCTCCTGCTGGACCTGTTGCACCGACTGGGCCTGTTGGGCCTGTTGGACCGACTTCGCCCTGAATGCCTTGAACACCTTGGATTCCTTGAATGCCTTGTGGGCCTGTTGCACCTGTTGGGCCGACCGCGCCAGTTGCGCCGACTGGGCCTGTTGGGCCTGTAGCGCCAGTTTCACCTTGTGGGCCTGTTGCTCCAGTTGCGCCATTCGCGCCCGCTGGGCCCGTTGCTCCAGTTGGACCTGTTTCGCCTTGTGGGCCTGTTGCTCCAGTTACACCAGCTGGACCTGTTGCTCCAGTTGCGCCTTGTGGGCCTGTCGGACCGATTGGACCAGTCGCACCTGTAAGGCCGACATTGATGAGCAACAATGCAAGAGCTTCGAAGTTGCTGAAGTTGGTCGTGCCAGTGCCGCCTGAGGAGTCTAGAACTACTGGGACGCTGCTGTAGCCACCAAGAATGGTCGCTGCCGCTGTGACTTTAAACTTCTGAAAATTAGTGTGAACATTTCGGTCTTGAACGATAATAAAGTCGTCTGCTTTAAGCAGGGCAATAAAAACATCAATGTCGTTGCTATTAACGTCTAAGTGATCGATCAGAAGCGAAGTTGCGCTGATCTGTGTAGCGTTGTTCCAACGTATGTCGCCCGCGCCAGGGTCGCCCGAAGTAGCCGAAGTGTCTGCGTTGTAGTCGAACAGGCTAGTAGAGCCGCCATTCGCACCAGCCGCGCCTTGTGGGCCAGTTGCGCCTGTTGGGCCTGCTATTCCTTGAGGTCCTGTTGCGCCTGTTGGACCTGTGGCACCCGCTGGGCCAGTTGCTCCAGTTGGGCCAGGCACGGTTGAGGCTTCACCTTGTGGGCCTGTTGGGCCTGTTGCTCCAGCTGGGCCTGTTGAACCTGTTGGACCAGGCACTGTTGAAGCTGCGCCTGTCGCGCCCGTTGGGCCTGTCGCTCCAGTGTCGCCTATTGGACCAGTCGCACCAGTCTCGCCTTGAATGCCTTGCACACCTTGAATGCCTTGCGGGCCAGTCGCTCCTGTGACGCCTGTTGGGCCTGTGGCTCCAGTTGCGCCTGTTAAACCCGTGGGACCAGTTGCACCAACTGGACCAGTCGGTCCTGTCGCGCCTGTGTCGCCTTGAATGCCTTGTGGACCCGTGGCGCCTGTTGGGCCTGTTGGTCCAGTGTTGCCTGTTGGGCCTGTTGCGCCGACTGGGCCTGTTGAACCAGTCGCGCCTGTTGGGCCTGTGTTACCTGTAGCGCCTGTTGGACCCGTGGCACCCGTAGCACCGACTGGACCTGTTGCACCTGTAGCACCAGCTGGGCCTGTTGCGCCTGTTGGACCAGTTGGTCCTTGGGCACCTTGTGGGCCTGGGGCTGAGATCTCGACGTTGTTGTTGGTTTCATTGATGGTGACTTTATTGGCTGCCATTATCGTGTCACCTGCTCTGCTACGGTCAACTGGCCTTGGATTAGGCGAGAGATATTGGAACCCGATGTCAATTCTAAGTCATAAACGTAAAAGCCTGGGTCAAGCAAGCCTGTTTGAGTTGCTGTGGCGTTGATTGTGATGGTGCCAGTAGCGCCGACAATAGTGATGCCACCATTTGCGGTAGTCAAAGTCAGATCTGCAACGTCAGAGTTGTAATTCTGTCGAAGCTGCATGGCGGCTGTGTAGCCAGTCAAGTTGACGGGGGCGTTATTTGAGTCAGTATACACCAACACGACAGACCACACTGAGCCTTGGTCGATAGTGGTGTTATAAATGCCAGCGGTCATTAATCAGCCTTTTCTGTAGCCCAAACGAGGAAAGAACCGAGAGCGATTAATGCAATCGGTGGAGAGAACAACGCAAGTCCGACCGTTACCAACGCAACGCCAACGACCTCAACTGCGAGACTAAAATCAAAACGCTTCATGTCGCTCCTAGACTTGAATAGAGTGGTAAGTGACTTTCGGTGCAACAGGCTCAGGATTAACAAGCGCCTCGGTGCGGCCTAGGTAGGCAAGAACTGCAGCGATTAAGCCGTCGATCTTGTGGCTCTGAGAAGGTTTCATCACTTGGCCGTACCGTGTCGGTACCGCGTTCGTCACGTGCCTTGTCAGCTCGGGTGCGCCGTTGTGTTTGAGGCGTCCTTCGAGTACGTCTTCAAGGAATCTGTCAAGTCCCTGTGCCATCAGCTTGCGCTGGCTGGAAGGGTAAACCGCTACCACTTTATCGGCGAAAGTTGAGTTCCAAGCGTCCAA